TACGTTGCCGTTGCTCAATATCAGCACGAGCAGCTTCACGCATACCTTGTAAGGTACGATTACTATCTTCACGCATACGTGAGATAGCAGCATCACTAACTTGTTGCGGGGAGAAACCTCTAGCTTTGGCAGCCCCCCTAAATTGTACTTGTTTTGCCATGGTTAATTAATAATTTTGATTACCTGGCCAGCCTGCTGCAACAGCTCGGGATTGTTGACCTATTTGAGGAAAGGGACTTTGATAATTATTAGCTGCTTGATTAGCTATACCCATTCCAATTTGACCTGCTCCAGAAATAAGTCCAGAAAGAATTGGTGCAAACGTACTTTGTTGTCTAGCTGGTTGTATGGCTTGTGGTAATACTTCCATAGGTTCAATGAAGATACGTTCAGGTGCTTGCATAGGTAACGGAATAGCTGGTGCTTTTTTCGGTTTAATCATCATAGAAGCATTAGCCTGTAGATCTGCAGCATAACGTTGTAACCCAATCTGTTGCATATTACGTTGTGATTGCTCTACAGAACTAGACAAACTAGCATCCATAATAGCAGAGTTACGACCTAAGGCTGCAATACTAGATTGCAATGCTTTAGTACGTGAATTACCAGCTTGACCTAAAGCAGCTTTACCTTCGTTTTGTAGTTGATCTACAAGCATACCTTGACGACTAAAAGCATCTTCAGTAAAAAGATCATTTAATGCAGACTGTTCAGATTCATAGGCTTGCATTGCTGCAATACTATTATATGTAAGCCTATCTTGAGTGTTTTGAACAGACTTACCGTATTGCTCAATTGCTGATAAGTAACCAAAATCCTGTTGTTCAGTTTGGTATTGCCAATTCCTTGTTAAGGTTTCCGCTTCAAATGCACGGGTATTAGCGTAGTTTTGTTTATCAACTTTAAATGAGCGTTTGTTATACTCATTCGTTGCATCAGCGGCTTCTTGTGCAGCTTCTTCTGCTTTCTTTTGCGCCTTCTTTGCTTCTCTATTTTGTGCGTCAGCTTGAGATGAACCAAGGATACCACTAGCAATGGCTGTTACACCACCTATAACGGCACCCAAAATGTTCATCTCCAGTCCAGACTCAGCTAGCTGCTCACCCAGAAGATCATAATTTTTATTAATCATTAAGCCCTCCTATAAAAACGTGGGGAATAGTTACCTTCCCACATCATTGACACCAACGATACAGGGTATGGGAAATCACTTGTCACTTTTAATTCAAAATTAATATTACGTTGGTGGATGGGTATAGTAAATAAATACTCAGGTTTTACTGGATTAGTTGATGCAGGATAACTTTCAAAAGTTGTTACCTCTTTAACAATAGTCCATTGCTTAGAACTGTTTAACTTTGTTTTAAAAGTTAATGCACCATTTCTATTAGCAGATAGTTTTACTCTAGCAATTGTTAATGCTGCAGTATAATCAGTTGTAGTAGCATCACGTCTAAAATAAAATTTAGGTAAGGTTACCTCAAAGTCATAGTTATAACCAACAACAATAGAATCAGCAAGATCACTTTGATCTTTCTGTACTTCAAAGTAATGATCAGTACCATCAAGTCTAGGCGTACCTTTTAAATAATAACCTTCTTCTTGACCTGGTTTAGCTATTAACATAACACCTTGTGTTAAATCAAACGGTGTAAATGGTACATAAATTTTTGTAATATCATTAGCTAAGTCATAAACTACAGCATCACCACCACTTAATTTTGCTGGTCTACACATGAAATCTAGACAAGGACTGCCAGACACACTACTGACATTGGCTGTTACGTTACCTGTAGGTATTTCATCTAATGTTATTGTTTGAATAGTATATTCATTTTTATGTTGAAGCACTAAAGTAACATTATCATTTAAAATAGTAGCTGATTGAATTGAACCAGTTACTTGCCATTTAGTCCATGCTTGAAATTGATTCTTCTCACCATCATTATAATACCTAAACAAATAAAGATATGATGACTGATTATCAACTAAAATTGCTAGTGAGTTTTGAGCACTTACAATTAGATCATCAATAGTATCAGGAATCCATTCTAGTACTTGCTTGCTGATATCTACAACAACAGGGTTTTCCTCAATACCACGTAGTTGTAAAGAAAATACTTTACTATAACTCGGTACTTTGCTAACAAAAATAGCAGATGTACCAATATCAAGTGGTTCGATATTAGCATCCATTTCGTAATTAGAGATTGCTCTAACAACTGCAGAAGATGGTGTAAGAATACTTGTATCAGGTGCCAATACTTGGAACTGTTGTCTTTCACTAAATACTAATAAACCTTGAGGGGAAGGTAATACACTAAACAATTTAACAGGTCTAATACTAGATACATTGAGATCAATAGGATCTGAATCAATCTGTGTTAAAGCTGACTTAACAAAGAAGTTATAGGCGTCATTAGCTACACCTAAAATAATGTTATCTTCAGACAACATGCCAAATCTATTGTTATAGAAAAAAGATGATGTAATTGTATTACCAATAAAAGAAGGAATAGGACTAGTTGTATCATCACCAGCAACCCGTGGTTTCCATGCAACAGGACCAAAGGTAAAGTTAACAGGACCAGTGTTAGCCAACTCATGTGGCATGGTAGATGCAAGAAGACCAGGTGATGCATCACGTGCTACTGTTTCTTTCCAGTAACCACGTCCTCTATTTAAGGTAGTATCGTAAGCAACAAATTCAACATGGTAATCATCTTCAGCATTATCACTGTTTAAGATCCTCACGTTATGACCACTGAAAGATTCAAGTGGTAATTTAGATACATCAGTTACATCATCTTCAAATACTTCGATTGCAGTGTTATTAATACCACCTCTAGCGTCTATTGAAAAGGCTACAGGAGTACCAGTAACTGCACTGTAATCAGTTACAACTGCATTAGTACCAGTACTACGTTTAATAACAATACTATTATTGTATCCCTCTAAGTACCACTTGCCAGCAAAATCTGCGTTAGATGCTGTATGCTGTGCTTCAATAACACTCTTAATTTTATCAATAAGATGGTGATTAATGTCAACATCGCCTGCATCATACAACAACATATCATCAAATGTTGTATTGTTTTGAGCAGTTACTGTTGCTCCCACATTTTGAATAGTAACTGTGTATGAAAACGTTTCTACAAGTGTAAGTAGTTTAAGCGTAGCAACTGAATTAGCAACAAACGTACCGGCTGGTTGCATAGCAGTGGTAACAGTTTTATTGGTAATGATTGTAGTATCTTGAATGCTACGGAAATGATAATCGTTAGAGCTAGAACCAGTTAGATACCCAGTACCAGTATTGGTTACCGTACACCACGTACCATCTTTAGTCCAGACATAAAGGTTAGTACCTACAATAGCACCAATATATGATTGAGCAGTTGAACGATCAACAGAGAACCACGTAGCATTAGCTAGTGCAGCTTGAGTAAAAGGTGCACCAGCTTGATTTTTTAGTTTACTAATAAACTTCATTCCAGGTCTTTTTAATAGACCATAAGTAGCATCAGGATATCCATTAATACACTCTGATACCTGACCTTCTAGTTTTTTGTCGTCATTTTGTTTAGAGACACCACCAAGAAAGTTAGGTGTCAGTTGTGTAATTGCTGGCATTATCGGATCAATGTATTAAAAGGACTGTAGCTTTTGTAGTAGTTACCATTTTGTGGTGCACCAAAGAAACTATGATCACCTTGGTTACACTCATACTCTAGTGCCATAGCTCTAGTGAATGCTTCTTTTTGTTGTAACATTTGATATTGATTAGGATCACCGAGCACTCTGCTACAAACAACAGCAGCTGCTCTTGCTACAACATAAGATTGAATGGGTTGTGGTAGATATTCATAATTCCATTCCCAAAGAATATCAAGATAAAGGGTTTCATCTGTACTCCATACATCAGTATGGGCAATGGTATCGTATAAAAACCCACCACGATTTACTACATGACGACCAAGATTAGCTACGTAATCTTCACTTAGATCAGCTTGAATTACATTATTAGGAATAGCAATCTTTTTAGTTGTAGGGTCTGGTTGTAAGGTTTTATAGTTACGTTCAATATTAAATGTCCAGCCTTCGGATTGTACCTCACGTGAAACTTCTTTTAAAGTATTATGTGCAATCGCAACTTCCGGGTTGGTTTGTGTTTCTACTTCATAAGAAACAACTGATTTAAGAAGAGTTGTATTTGCTACAGTTTGAGAGATGTTAACAGTATAGTTATAAGTCTCAGGGTTTGTACCTTGGGCAACACCAGCAACAGCAATGGATGTATAATCTGTTACACCAGCACCAGAGATATAAGTGCCTACAGGAATAGAAGGTTCTCCAGTAGTTAATGTAGTACCGCTAATAGATCCTGTAAAGGTTTCTGTAGGTTCAAGGACAAAAGTAGATTCAGTTGTTAGAGTATTCACGGGAGCCTGACCAACTGACGCCAGGATCTGATTAACAGCTTGTAATTCGGTATTTGGGCCAGTAGTAGGATAAGGCATGGTTTGATAATGAGTATTATTCTCAATAAATAGTTAAAAAAAAGGAGCCTCCGAAGAGACTCCCAGTATGACATAAAAATCAGAATGTAGTAGGAGCAGAAGCACCAACATACAGCTCAACACTAGCAGCAGGGTTAAGGTAATCAGCACCGCAAGCCAAACGACCAAGCATAACATCGCCCTGATAAATCACGGAAACGTCGCCACTGGTTACTTGTACTTGAGGACCAATTGCTTCAACCATACCGGCTGCTTCTTTCTGGAAGATAAGACCACAGGACTTAGATCCGAATTGGGTTGCAGTACCGTAATCATTGTTGATTCCAGGTTGTGCATCAGAAGCATCTTCAAGGGTTTCACCCACAAAGTCACCCACATTAGTAGGAGAGGTTACGCCAGTTGTACCACCGTAAGCAGTACCATACTTACCAAGGAACGGGATGTTCATTGATTTGTAGATCTTGATACCAGCGATTTCGATGATACCTTGACCGGACTGCAAGGTAGAACCTTGTACATCACGATTAACCAAACCATTAGTACCAACAGCTTGGATCAGTTCATAGTACTGACGGGGGTTCAGGACAGCCACACGGCCATCAGTAGATACACCCTTTTCATCCAAAGCAGAGGCTGCATCATAGAATGCAGTTACCAAGTTAGCGGCAACATAAGCATCAGAATCGTTAGTAGTAGAACCAACACGAATCTGAGTACCACCTGGCTCAACATAACCAGTTGCATCAACAGGAGAAGCCTTACGTGCACCACGTGCAATAGCACGGAATACAAGACGGTCATACTTTTCTGCAAGAGCATAGCCGATTTTACGACTAATTTCTGAGCGCAGATCATAATGAGCAAGAACTTCGTCAAGCTCATAAACAAATGCGGAGCTGATCAAAAGGTCATCACAGGTGATGGTCTTCTCAGCTACTGGAGGAGCATTGTTGCTATCTCCAAGAATAGAATTACCAGGAGTATGGAATTCACTTTTGGTGCGTCCAGTGAAAATGAACTGCAAAGATTTGCCGTTCTTCAATGTACGCTTCATGATCAAATCACGAGCGATTGTATTTCGTTGGAATCCTTTGAACATTTCTCCACTGAACAGTTTCAAGTAGAGAGCACGGGTATCACCCGCCAAGTTAGCCTGACCCAGCTGAGTTAGCTGAGCGGGGTTAACAGAAGATTGAAAAGCCATTTTAAAAAGAGAGTAATAGTATATCGACTCTCAAAGATCTTTGAGTTATTTAATTTTTATTGTGGTCTATCCCACCGTCTAGACGGCAAAGGGTATCCTCGTAAGGGCCAATGCCAATAGTGAAGAGGGGAATTGCACCCCTCTGTTAGATCTATCTCACTTGGTGTACTTGACACCGCGATAGCAATAAGTCTTGCTCTGCACAGTAACCTCCTAAGAAGCTCCACAAGCCCCGTTCCATGCTTATGGTGTCATGCGTCCCGAAGGATGAACGGACGTGTGCAATTGTATTGGCCCCAGGTTTTTCCAGTCCTAGGTCCGTAACCGATCCTTGGGAGTTTACAAGGAAAAATCAGATATTATGTGCCTCTGAGGGGGCACGTTAATAGTGTATGTTTATGAAGCGATTAGCATTGTTTAAATGCTTCACTTTATGAAGCGATTAAGTAAGACCAATTTAAAGACTTGGTTGTCTAGAGCTATGCCGGGAATTGCACCCGGCTTATTCTATTTAGCTTGGCCTGAAATAAGTTACCGTTGAGTGCCACTGATCACTACCGTTGGTATTGAAACTGTTTCCAGCTCCTGCAGGTGTGGTAGTACCTGAATTTGGTATGACCGCGTAAGCAATCATTACTGAACTGTGATATGTGGGGTTACTGCTTCTTGAACCAGTCGCAAATCCAACAAGCGTCAAGCCACTTGGAGCTGTGCAACTCGTGATCGCATCATCATCTAGATAACCACCTGTAATCTGTAGAGAATAATTCTCAGCAGTTCCTGCACTATCCGTATTACTTGCTGGAACAGTCGGATTACCTGCGCTGCCATCAGCGAAAGCGGAAGGATAATCTACGCTGACCGTGCCTGTTGAGCACCTAAAGATCACCAACGCTCCGGCTTCTGTATCGCTAGCAGAAGTGACAGAAACAGTTCCTTCATTGCTTGTGGCAATCCTGACTTGTTCTTTATAACTCGGATCTTCATCTGTTCTGAAAAAAGTATTTTCCCAACCAGTCAAGGTTGTAATTGATCCAGCAATATCTCCAGTTTGAGTAAATAGCAGCAAATCACCTGTTTGCACATTATCAACGCTAAAGCTTGCGCCAGCTGCTTGCTTAAACTCTGAATCGACTACTGACCATGTTGCAGAGCTAGGACCACTTGATGTTGGATATCCACCAATAACTGCTTGATGTATTCCCATTAGGTCAACCCTGCACCACTAATTACGAATTCATCTGATCCCACCGCCAACACTGAGCACAAACCATATTGGGCTAGCGTTCTATTTCCGGTAGTAGCAGTACCTGCAAATCTTAATGTAACACTTCCACCTTGGGTAATTGTTTGATTGCTACCGCTATCGTTGAAGATGGATACTACGTTTCCAATACTAAATACACCGCTTGGAACCGTAACTCCACCAGTAGTGATATTAATATGTTTACCATTATCTCCTGCTACCAGAGTATATGCAGAAGTTTGTGAGTTTTGTGGAATGTCACTAGGACCGTCAGCACCAGTTGGACCTTGTGGACCAGAACCTGATAACGAGAAAAGCGAGAGGGCTGAAGTGCCTAACTCAAGTGAAGTCGTAATACTCGCATTATCCTTTTGCGCTTGTACGCGAACAACATCGTTAGCAGTTAAAACAGCAATACAAGAACCTACAGCAGTGAAATCACCATCAGCTGTGTTTCTTGAATAAACCGAACACTCTGAACCTGTTACAGTAGTTCCACCAACTTGTACTTCACCAGTAACAATAACACGGTTATTTCCTGATGACTGGTCACCATTTAAAGAGTATTCAATGTAGTATGTACCAGCATTAACAACTGTAATTTCACCTCCAGATCCAACAGTAAAATCAGCAGCATCAGATGTTACAATTGTTGTATCAAAATCAACTGTTGCTAGTGATGTAGTCAGAGCTTGTGAGCCACTACCATCAGCATGTAAATAGCGGCTTGGTGTACCACCTCCTCCTCCAGATTGTGCAACCCACTGAGTGTTGTAATTAGTACTATCAATTTTTGCTAGTACTTGGTTAGCTGTACCACCTGTTGGTACACCTTGTCCCTGTGGGCCTGTAGAACCTGTTGCACCGGTCGCACCATCCGATCCATCAGCGCCTGCTGGTCCAGTCGGTCCAGTCGGTCCTGTTGGCCCTGTAGAGCCTGTTGGACCTGCCGGACCTGTCGGACCTTCTGGCCCTGTTGCACCGTCTGAACCGTCTGCTCCTGCTGGTCCCGTTGGTCCTTGTGGTCCCGTTGGACCCGCTGCACCTGTAGCTCCATCTGAACCATCAGCGCCGTCTGACCCTGCTGGACCTGTTGGACCTGCTGGGCCTTGTGGACCAGTGGCACCTGCTGAACCATCATTACCAGCTGGCCCTGTTGGTCCTGTTGGTCCTGTTGGCCCTGCTGGTCCTGTTGATCCTGTGTCACCTCTAGGTATATCAAAATCAAATACAGCAGCTGAACTAGTACCACTATTAGTTACAGCAGCATTAGCACCAGCAGCTAGAGTTGTTGTTGTGCCAGCACTAAGAGTTGCACCGGCTGGACCTTGTGGTCCTGTTAAACCTTGTGGTCCTGTAGATCCCTGTGGACCCTGAGAGCCAGTAGCACCATCACTACCAGACGGTCCTTGTGGTCCTTGTGCACCATCAGCCCCAGCTGAACCTGTTGGACCTGCTGGACCTTGGGGACCTTGGGAACCAGTCGGACCCGCTGGACCAGGTTCAAGGACAACTAGATCTAACTCACCTGTTAGAGGGTTGTACTGAAATGCCATTAGATCCTCACTTATTTACAACAGTGTAAACTTCTTTATAAGAACCATCCTGTCCTTCTTTAATTTCAGAAAGCAATTCTTGATTAGATCCAATTTTATATTCTACCTCAGTACTTTGTACAGGGTATACATTAAACTGAGCTAACACATGGTTAGTAATAGGTTCAGGAAAAGATACATGAGGATATTCTTCGTAAAGTGCTTCAAGATCAAATGGATAATCTTGTACACCATTAAAAACTTTTACGTACTTCAAAGTTTTACCCCCATTAATTGACCATTAGATTTCCAAATTTCTACAACTGACAGGTTATTAAGTCGTGGTGCAGCGCCAGAAACCCAATGGATTTTTGGCCAAGTAATACTAAAGCCATTTTTGTTGGCAATAGTAATACGTACCATACTACCTTCTTTAAAATTAACTAATGAAATAGTTTCACTTTTGGATAGTACAAGTGTTTGTAGGAATGCAGCTGAAGCATCAACAGAACCATCAACTACAGTACAACCATATGTTACATATTGAAGTGTCTTGTTAATTAATGTCTGTTCTTCTGCAGCTCTAATTAAACTAGATAGCGGTAAACTTGTTTCCCAACCATCTCCAGTTGATACAACAACACCAGGTTCAGGGTATTGAATACCTGCATCACCCTTTTCACCTTTTTGTCCTTGCTCACCTTGTGGACCTTGAGGACCAGGTTCACCTTGAGGACCAGGAATACCTTGTAGACCTGTTTCACCATTAAGACCATCACGGCCTGGTGTTCCATTAAGTCCATTTGTTCCGTCCTTACCAGCAGCACCAGGTGAACCAGGTTTACCCTCTAAACCATCTAAGCCACGCTCACCACGTGCACCTTGTGATCCATCCTTACCTGCTGGACCCGCTGGACCAGTTTTTCCTGTTGCCCCTTGTGGACCTGTTTCACCGGGCTCACCTTTAGCACCATCTTTACCAGGCAAACCTGAGATAGCAAATGCACCTGAGGACTTCCAGCCTGTACCGTTATAAATGAAGACCTCGCCTTCTGCGCTGGTTACATAAACATCACCCTTAATACCTTCTTCAGGTAAAGAAGCTTTATCAGCCACAATACCTTTAACAGAAATTTTGGCTGAAATTTTTTGAAGGTTACCAGCGGGATTTGGATTAAACATAGTCTAAGTTTTCACTACAGTTACAACATCGTCATTGACATTATATGTCATTGTAATTGTAGCAACAACAGAACCAGTAGCTCCACCACGGCGGTACTCTACTTGAGTAAGATTGCTACCAGTATAAGTGTTGCTTACATAATCATGGTCAGGGATAAACATCCCTCCCGTTACTTGTACTAATTCTCTCATTATGTTAAAGTGTTTAAGGTTTTAGAATGAATATTTAGCACCAAGCTTAGCTGATGCTTGGATTGGTTTACCAATATTAATTTGATCTTGGGTGATGCCACTCACTTCACCATATACATCAAGCTTTTCAGATACGGAAAACACTACACCAGCTTTAGCAGAGGCTTCAGTTGTTACAGTACCTCCATCAGGTAGGACCAGTGCTGGACCACCTTGGATATACCATGTAGAATTTTCACCAAGTGTACCTTCATAACCTACATCGTTACGAATAACAGTACCTTCAGAATTAAGACCATTGAAACCAGTTTCTGATTCAATGTTCACGTAAGGACCAGCAACTGCAGGAGTAGCAAGGATAGCAACAGCAGGGAGGATAGCAAGAAATTTCATTTTAGTTTGTTTAAAAAAGAATAAGTGTATTGTGTACGGTTACCATGAATACCCCAGCCTAACCAGTAGTATGCAGCATTCATATAATAACGTACTGTTTGATGATTAGTTTGAAAAGCATAAAGATCTTTTCTAAACCTCATCTCATTAATCATGTAATCAGTTTGACATTGAAGACCACTAGGATCTTGCTTACGTTTAATACAATGGTTGCCAAGACCAATGTAACGATGTTTAGATGTCCATTGAATTAAACCATAACCACCACGAAGACATCTATCATAAGGAACGATAGCACCACCTTCGCAGATGTTTGATTTAAAATTAGACTCTTGTTGGATGTTACCCAGAATGACTGCTAGTGCTGTACGGTCTGTCACACCAGCAGAAGTCTGTAGTTGTTCTAGAACGTACTGCTGAGGTGCAGTACATTGTGGGCATTCAATCATGATTTTTTAGCAGTTTTAGCAGCTCGTTTAAAGTTGGCAGCAGTAGGAGCACCTTTGCTTCCTGGCTTACGCATCTTCTCACCTGAACCTTTTGCGATACGCATTTTCTTTGCGTGGATGTTAGCGTAGAGACCTTTTTTAGCCACGGCAGGTTTACTTTTTGCAGCCACCTTTACCTCCTTTCTTTTTACCAGCCATTACCAGATACCGGGGATAATTTGACCAGTTAATGCGTACGCTCCAAGCGCAGCCATCACACCTAGCATAGCCAGGCGACCGTTTAGCATTTCAGCTTTTTCGTTATGAGTCACAGTGTAATCTTTGTCAGTGTACATGGTGGGTTCTTTAGCAAAAAGGTTTTGTTGTCCGCGATCGTTGGTGGTAACAGTCATTAGAATTCGATGGTAGAGTTATTAAGTTTACGAACAACATCATCACGATATGCAGGATCATTATCGTAACGTGGATCATTCATTGCAGCAACAAGTTCTTGTTGACTTCGGAAAGATGCATCTTGCTGTGCAGCAGAACGATTACCAGTTAGCAGTTGACCATCATTACCAACAGCATCAGTAAACCTATTATTCAATGCTTGAACAGCAAAGTAAATAGAACTAGCATTACCAGTAGACATAACAGAATCATACATCTGAACTTCTTCTTTAGATAGATTCTGACCTGCCCAATCAATCATTGATTTATAAGTTTTTTCACCACCAACCATTTCAAATAGTTGTTGTGCTTGATCTTCTGTAAGCTGTTCACCAGAAGGATCTTCTTCTAGTACGTCTTCTTCGTTGGGGGCTTGCTCTTCTTGCTCCCCTTCTTCACCGGCTTCGGGCTCATCACGTGGTTCTCCAAGTTTCTTTTGTAGTTCAAGGTAAGCTTGTTCAAGTGATTTAGCATCATTAAACTTACCAGCTAACAACTGTTGCTGTTCCCCTTCAGCAGCCTCGGCAACAGCCAGTGAGTCTTGCTCATCAGCATTTAGTTCTGGCTGATCAGCGGGGGTTTCATTCATCGTAAGTGTTTCAGGCATATTATTGTGGTGGGGTTGATTCTGGTGGTTGCTGTTGCATCATTTGCATAGCAGCTTGTTCACGCTTTTGTTCAACAGCAGCCATTTGTGGTTCTTGTTGTTGAGCAGCCATCATCTGTTGTTGTTCCATAGCTTGTTGCTGTTCACCTTGTTGTTCTTCCATGCTCTTCACAAGGTTAAGTACATCAATACCAGAGGCAGCAGCAAGACGTTTAATAACTTCATCAGTATTAATAAACGTACTAATAGCTTCAGGACCAATTGTTTGTGCAATGATCTGTAGGAACTGACCAAGACTTTCACGATCTTGACCACGACCAAGTGCATTGATACCAGCAACGATTGTTGGTTTAACAATACCACCTTTAGGTAAACGTGGAATCTCTCCAGTCTTTTGTGCAACAGAAAGCTTGCGGTTCAAATAAGGAACAAGGAACTCAACAGTTAGTAGACTGAACAATCCACCGAGTTGTTGTTCTAATTCCATCTGTGTCATACGTACTTCTTCAGCAGTAGTACGTTCTGATTGTCTTACATTAAGAACAAGGAATGCTTCATTAATGCGTTGACTTAAAGTACCTATCATTTGATAAGCAGTAGAAAAGTCAGCTGTCTTACCAACCTGTACCACACCAATATCATCAGGTCTTCCCTGGATGATAGCACCGTTACCTGCCTTAGCAAGTGTAGCGGGTTTGGTGGTAGAGCTTGGTGAGACAGTAAACACTACCTTAGCAGCCGCGGCGCTGCCTTCAACCATGGCTTGTGACAGAGCTTCAAGTGACTTTAGATCACCAAGGAATTCTTCTACTCTACCACGTCCATAGACCTCTCCGTCTACATGGTTAAAGCGTAACACAAGCCAAGGGTTAGCATCTACAGGTGCTTTACCCATAGACTTAGTTAGAACTTGATCGTATACTTCTTGATGCCATACCCAACGATTGTTGTCTAAGGTACAGTGTGTATAAATATCACATTCATCATTTGATAATGATGTATTATCATAAGTTAAGTTTGGTTGCTCAGTTTTGAAATCTGGGTAAGATTTTTTTAATAGTTTTTTTGATATTGTTTCTTTAGTTATAATTTCTATAACATTACCATTACCATCTCTGTCTACTACATATCGGTTTAATGGATAGAGCTTAAGCCCATCCTTACCCATAAAGACAAGAGCATTACCAGCTACTACAAGATGCTTTAATGCTTGATGAACGACAACACGATCACTGGAAGCTGCAATAGATTCCATGATGGTGCGTTCAATCTTAGCAAATGACAAGTCCATTTCTGATCTAATCTCTGGACCTAATTCTTCAGGTAAGTTAATATCATTAACCTGTAGCTTAAAGAAGCTGGTTTGTGGTGGTAGCAAAGCAAGCATTAATTTACTTGCAAGAGTCACCACACCTTTAGCTCCTTGTGATTGCCACGGTGTTGTAAGTTTAACTGAACCTTTACTGAAGTTCTCATCCTCTCGGATAAGATAAGGTAGTGTTAGATCTGCGGCTTGTCTAGCAGTGTTTAGAAACTGTGAACGGTCTGAAGACAATCTATCATAACGTGTCTTTGCAGTCATTAGATGTTTACCATTCCACTAATACCAGACATAAACTGATTTAGTTTACGTCTTTTAAAGCTTTGTGTTCCAGCAGTTTTAGGAGTAGATGATGCTGGTTGAATTTGTAAGTTAGCTGTTTGACCTGATCGTGCTTGGTTAGCAGTTTGAATAGCAAAATCTCTCACCCTTGTTTGTTCAGCAATTTCTCTTGCTTTAATAGCAGCAGCTTCACTAGCATTAAAATCAGCTATTCTCTTGTCAATTGCAGCATTTCTTGCATCAGTATCAGCACGATACTTTTTAGAAGCATCACTAATGGTTGGCATTAAAGGGGCTGGAGTAGCAGGAGCTGGAGCTTTGGCAGGAGCTGCTGGCTTAGGAGCAGGCGCGGCCTGTTGTTTAGGTATGTAATCGTAGATAGGGCGTCTTGCGCCGCCGTCTGGTCCGACTTTTACTGTGCGATACCCAGTGATTACTCTGGTTGCCTTACCTTCCTCGTAGAGTTTTCTATTTTCCTGCTTTTCTTGAAAAGCCTTAGGATCCTTGGCATAGGACATCATGTCGTAGACACTATTCATTAGTTCTCCTCCATATAATTAATGATCCACTCAACAACACTGCGTTGACCAGACCTGTACATAATTTTTTCCATTGTATCTTCAGGGTTAGGGTTTGTTGGTGGAAATGATTCTTCTAATGCAGCTATTAGTCCACGGGAATTCATCCCTAAGACTTCAAGCGTATTGGGGGAGATTGACATTACTATGCTCGAAGAAGGCTGGCATTCTAGCTGATTTAGTTGCAGAAAGTTCTGGGGCTTTGCCCTCATACATTAAGCGATCACTAGAATCAAGCCAAAATTTTTTGTCTAAATATTTATCGGTAGTATTACTACCTAGTGGTTGCATCACCCAATTGATAGTTGCCTTGCGGAGTTTATCAAGAGAAGGACTGACAGCAAGCCCCAACTCCCTACAAACAAGGCTATTGGCAGCAACGTGAATTTGTTCATCTCTACTTATATCCGCACTAACTGTTCGCATTCCAGCATCACCATTAAAGCGGAAGAATGGTAGAAGAACGAAGAAAATTGCACGTTCGGCCACCATCGCTTTGAGGATCGTATGATCAGGATGCGTAGTCCAAGCTTCCCTGAGCCGGAGAGCTTCCGATTCAGCTTTTTCGTCAACACCGTAAGCATTGGCAATGTAACCAAGTGCCAGGTCGTGATTTTCCTCGTCGGTGATATTTGATTCCAATAACTTCCTCGATAGCTTTGGTACGTCGGTATCCAATCCATCACGGATAAAATCTCCCACAGGTAGTTCCATATGTCGCAAGGCAAGTGCACGGTGTATTGTTTCCTGAGCACCGTCCTTGCATGATCCGGCAGTTGTCTGGACTGGTGTCCATTTCCTTTTTCTGTTCAGTAGTTTTTCGTAAGGGTTCATTCTTGACAGTCACATGTAAGTTCTTCATTTAAAATGTCCTCCAAATAATTCTCTACATCTTCTGCATCTAGTGCAGCATATGCGTCTGATTTATCTTGTGTATCACTCATAACTTGAAGTGAATAATAGAGGCTTGTTTGCGGGGACCGTAGCCACTCTTCCACGAACGCATTGTCGTAGGTCACCATATCACTCCATGAGTTGAAGCTATAACCGTGAAGAAGCCCTGTGCGGTTTAGTAGAGTCATGATGCCATCAGCAACACGTTTGTAAGCCTCCCAGCCTACCTTAGAGGCGATCTCTACGTCACCATAGTTGTAAGTTTGTACTCCGAAAGTACCTGAGTCGCGATCAACTGTCTGCGAGATAGGTGGAGCGATTTCTGGTGTGCAAGTATAGCCATCCAGATCCACGCTTCGATAACTGCAACTGGCGGTTGGAGCGATAGCAAAGGCTCGAACCATATTATGCTCGCGAGCGATTGCGGCTGCTTGGTCAATTCCTGAAGCAATTTGAGAGACAAGTTCATAAGATGCAGAGCGGATGATTTCACCATTGTTATATTGATCTAATGCTCTACTAAATTGCTCGTAAGTTACTCCGTACCTCCGTAGGAGATTTGCGAGGCCAAGCATTCCGAGTCCCACCTGTCTATCAATTTCAGGCGGGAGGTATTCTCCAGAATCTCCGACAGCTGTCCTACTATGTAGGCTGCACAATTCGGACATACCTTCAACAAATGCTCGTGGGATGTCGTCGAACTCACAGGCTCCAAGATTGATATGCTGTAGTAAACAGGTGCCTCGTGATGGCAGGTATACTTCGAGACAGACGTTACCTCTGATGCGGTTTCCTTCATTGTCATATTTTACTTTGTTGAGCCAGATGTCACCTGATTTGATTCCATATAGTAGTTCTTCCTTGAACGTACAATCCTTCCACCATTCTTCGGTGATGTTGATGCATCGTTTAACCCAAGGAAGTTCGGATCTATTAGCATTGATAAACTCCCTAGCATCAGGATGGGATAAGTCAAGGTGAAGAACAATCGCACCGTTTTTGTAGATCCCTCCACGTCTAAGTATTTCATTTAAAGAAGAATAAATTTTACCGAAACTTACAGGACCAGAAGCAGTAACTCCTGACTTTCTTATGTAACCTTTAGGATCAAGTTTAGAAAGATGGATAGCACAACCTGCACCATACCTAAGAGCATGGCTGGCAAACCTCCAGCTTGCTTCGATACCATTTGGTCCTTCCATTTGATTTTCAACTACAAATACTGTGCAGCTGACTGGTAGGCGATGTGTAGGATCATCAATCCATGATTGTACCCGCCCTGTGCGGGAGATTAGATTAGTCATTGAGTAGATCAGTTAGGTTTGGAGGTTTGTAATTTGGTCCCTTTAAGACCTTACCGTCTTGGCGGTAAATAGGTTGTCCATTTTCATCTAGTTTGGACATGTTTGATTTATGAACACGATCCATAGCTTCATCTAGATCCCAGCCTTCATTAGCAGCAAACTGATAACACACATAGACAAGATCACAAAGCTCTTTTAATTGTTCGTGTTTATCTTTTAAATGAAAGGCTTCGTGAAACTCTGACCATTCTTCATCGATCAAACATTTCTGGATCAGTGTCCCATTCGGTGAATTGACCACCGAGTAAGCGTCCCGAAACTCTTTTGCTTGATCCAATAGAGTCGTCCCAGTCTGATTGTGTTTTGTCGAGTTCATGCTGTAGGTAGTGGATTGCTTTGGCTAGGTCTTTTCTTTTGTCGCCTTTGTATTCACAACGGCAAATGTATTTAACAGCGCAGGCTTGAAAGAAACTGAGGTTTTGATCAACTATGAAGTCTCCGACTTTCCAGTTGTTTCCGTAGTGTTCAGGTGATTGGGCCATTGTTTAACTAGGTTGGATACGGTGTTAGCAAGTGCAAAGTTCTGACGTTGTAATGCCATGAACAATGTAATAATATCTTTTTTATCAGCTTTAGGTAGTAAGTCTTCAAGCCTTCTTATCTTGAAGTCCTGTTCCACTGTCAACTCTATAATCGGAGGAGGGGGTAAAAAGGATGGGCTGTTTTGCTCTCCAGTCATAATCATCGTTAGTAAGGATCTTTGCAAGTCTTGCGTTTTGCAGTGCAATGTCTTCACCAAGATCCTTCTCAGCAAAAGCATCCACAACTGCTTTCCAAGTGTAGCCTTTTTCTTCAAACAAAGCAACTGCTCGTTTGATTCCAATACCAGGTACACCGCTGTAACCGTCTGTCTGGTCCCCTGCAAGCGCCTGTATGAGGTGCCAGCGTTGTCCCTCTGCTTCTTCCACATTCACGGTTTCATCCATGGTGTAGAGCGTTCCAG